GCCGGGATCAGCTGCGGCAGCAGGTTGATGACGGTGGTCAGCACCTGCCCGAACAGGGCGGTTACGGTATCCAGCAGGAGCGGCAGCAGATCACCGAGAGCAGAGAGGATCGCGTTCATGGCGGTGGGCAGGACGGTGACGATGTTCTCCAGAATAGGTACGATGTTATCCACCACAGCCTCGAAAGCATCCACCATGTTTTCGGTCAGGTTCTGCATGTCCGCATCAGCGTTGCCGAGGCCAGCCACAAAGGAGTTCACAGATGCCTTCAGCAGGCCAATGGAGCCGGTGACTGTCTGGGTCGCTTCTCTGGCGAAGTTGCCTGCGTACTGCGTGGTGTTCTCAAGGAACATCTGCATCGCCATCTCAGCCTTTTCGGCCTGTGTGGCAGTTTTCCAACAGAAGTCCAGACCCTTGGACAGCGCGTAGGCTTCAATGTTGGTGGCGTTCATAGCAACGCCAAGGTTGTCCATCATGGTGAAGTTGCCCTTGGCAGCACCAGCCACAGACTCCATCGCCATGCTCATATCGATGCCCATGACGGATGCCATATCAGCAGCTCTCTGCATGGCAGCAGTGGTCAGTTCCAGACTCTTCTGCTGATCCAGACCGCTGCCCTGAAACAGGGCACCCATCTTATTGGCAGTGGCGAGATACTCGCTCTGGGAAAGGCCGAGGTTCTTATAGGCCTCTTCGCCGGTCTTCTGGATGGATGCGGCATACTCACCGAATACAGCCTCGGAGCCGCCGAGGTTCTGCTCCAGCTCACCGAACTGCTGTACAACCTCCGCGCCCAGCTTGACTGCGGCGGCTCCGGCAGCAACCACAACAGCACCCATAGCGGCACCGACACTTTTCAGAACGCCGCCCAGCTTATCGAACTTACCGCCGGAATCGTCAGCGGCATCACCGGCATCCTCCAGTTCCTTGCCCAGCGCATCCGCCTGCTGCTCATTCTCGCGCAGTTCGCGCTCCATGTCGTTCAGCGAGGCTTGGGCATTGTTCAGCTGCACCTGCCATGCCTGTGTGCGTCTGTCGTTCTCACCGAAGGACTCTGCAGCGTTATCCAGCGCCTGCTTCAGGGTGGAGACCTTGTTCTTCTGTGCCTCGATCTCTTTGGCCAGCACCTGATTTCTTGCAGTGAGGGACTCAACCGAAGTCTCGTTCTTCCCGAACTGGGACTGAACGAGCTTCATTTCGGAGCCGAGCACCTTGAAGGAGGAGTTAATGTCAGAGAGGGCTTTCTTAAACTCCTTCTCGCCCTCAAGCCCGATTTTCAGGCCAAAATCATCTGCCATTTCTCCACCTCCTTAGATGCCGTCCGGGATGATTTCGTCAATGAAGTGTTCGACCTTGGGCTTCGCCAGACCGTTGTACTGCTTGTGGCATTCCCAGAGGTCAAGGAGCAAACCAAACGGCATCAGCCACACCTCGTCCATGGTCAGACGAAGCCGGCTGATGCCGTAATACAGGAGGCGGGTAAACAGCTCCTCTGTGCTTACCCGGCCACCACGTTTTTTGTGTCAGCCTCACTCTCCACGTGACGCTTGATGCCCTTGTTCAGGGCTTCCATGATCGCGGTCTTGTACCCGGAGAGGTCAGCGGGGTTGGTGAGCAGCTCCATCTCGTCCTGCGTCAGAAGCGCCTTCTTGTTGTCAGGGTTACGCAGGTTGTGGATGAGGATGGGCTGGTTCACCAGAAGGGTGATGAGCCATACGATCTCCTCAATGGCCTGCTCAAAGTTCTCACCCTTCATCAGCTTCTCGCCCAGGTTCTCCAGACCGCCGTAGCGACCGGCGATCTCCTTGGTGGCCTTGGTGGTGAGGAGCAGCTCATACTCCATATCGGAAATCATGATTTTTGCGGTACGATTATCAGGCATATGTGGCTACCTCCTTTTAAGCAGCGTAGGAAGGCTCGTAGACTTCCTTGTACCAGTTGGTGATGGTTTCGGCAGAAACCGTGGCATCGCCCTCGGTGGCCTCGGCCTTCCAAGGGTGCTTACCCTGTGCATCCACCTTGTTTCTGTGCAGGACAGTACCCTCAATGGTGGGAGTGGAGAAGGTGATGCTGTCGCCCTTGGTGGCCAGATTGGTGGCGGGGATACCGAACTTGACACGGTAGAGCCAGTAATACTTGTACTTGCCGTTTGCCTTCTTGGCACGGAAGCCGATTGCAACGGGCGCACCGCCGTCCTCACTGCGGGCGATCACAACGCCGTTGGAATCGATCTGGGAGCCAGTAAGCTCAGAGGCAACGGCAGCGCCAATGTCATCCACACCCAGAGACAGGGTGCCGCGCTTGAACTCCTTGATGATCTCCGCGATGCCATCATCGGCATACAGCGTAGCCTCTGCCAGTTCAATGGACAAATCCACAGAGATCGCCTTGGCCAGCTGCTTGGGGGCATCGTAGGTTTCGTCGCCGTTTTCGGCTTCGGTGATTTTTGCGTAATACAGCTTATCGAGACCGATAGTCGCCATAAGTCATTCCTCCATTTCATAATGTTTGGCTACATCCACCACGTAATGGTGGTAGCCTGTTTCTGTCTCATAACCGATGTATCTGCGCTCGGTTATGGTGAAGTCATCTGCCAGAAGCAGCCGCACCATGGCGTTTTTCACCTTGATGTAGTTGCTCTGGGAATAAAGAGAGATTCGCGCCTCCTGCACATCAAAGCCGGGAGCGTTGTCGGCATGGAGCTGAAAGGTGTCGGTCAGCGGCACCACAACGACATACTGCTCCGGGGCCTGATCCTTGAATGCGCCGGTTTCCACCGGGATCTCAAGCGTGCCGAGGGCGGTCTGGATATCGGAAAGGACATTCACTGTTTCTCTACCTCCTCTTCAAACCGCTGCTGCATGGCTGCAATTGCGGCGGATCTGGACGCGGATTTGGCAGGCTTCAGAAAAGGCTTGGCAGGCTGTCCATGCTTTCCGTACTCCAGAATGTTGGCCAGCTTGGCGTTGCTGCCGCCATCAGCGCGAGGCTCCACAAAGCCGACCTTCACGTTGTAGTTGCCGTTGCGATCCAGCTTCGCGGGAGATACACCCAACGAAGCCTCCAACTCACCGGTGGAGCGGCTGTCGTACTTGGTGTCCTTTCCCACCACAGCCGACAGCTTGCTTTTGACCTGCTCCAGCACCACCTGACCGCCCGCATCCAGCACGGATTCAGCCACGGTGTCGAAATTGCTGCCCAGCCGGGACAGCTTCAGCAGGAAATCCTCCGGCAGCTTGATATCAACCTTTGCCAACGGAAGCCACCACCTTTTTTGCCAGCACCTCCGTGTACATTCCGCGCCCCTTCACATCTTCCACAGAGGTGATTTCAAACCGCTCATCGTCGCAGATGATGGTGTGGTCTGTGGTAATGCCAATGCCGGGGATGCAGCGGAACCGGAACAGATCGGTTGCCTCGGAGAAGGCGGCAAGGTTGGCCCAGCGCTGATTGCCGTGCCGACCCTCCCTGTAAACACGAACAGAAGCGAGGACCTCATCCACTGTTGTGGAGAAGCCCTCGCTGTCCTTGACCCTTTTGGTGACCACAATGTCGGCAAAGCCATTCATCTTCCCAAAACTCATGGTCACACCTTCCATTCCCGATCCAGACGCAGCAGAAGGTTGACGGTATTCCAAACCTGCTGTCCTGCCTGCACGTTATCTGCGAAGAAGCCGCCGGTGCTGCCGTCCCTGGACTCGTAGAAGTGGGACGACAGCATAATCACGGCCTGCTCCGTAGTAGGTGGCATGGGGTTCTCGTCATAGAACCCCTCGGCCACATGCTGGTAACTCTCTGCGTATGAAACAGCGGCGGTGATGTAGCTTTCCAGCAATGCATCATCCGCCGCATGTTCGAGGATCAGATTCTGTTTTACTTTCGTGAGCAGTGTATCCATCACCGCCGCCTCCTTTCATTAAGCGCTCTTCTGCTGCAGAACCTTGATGGTCTCAGGCAGAACCAGCTTGCCATCAACGCGCTGGGAACCGACGAAGCCGATCTGGCCGGTAGCGGCATACAGCTCGTTCAGACGCTTGAAGGAACGGCCCTGACGGTCGGCGATCCAGTAATACTTGAAGTCGCCGAACGCGATGGACTTGGCACCGGCAGCTACGGCAGGCATATACGCAGAG